CCTTCAATACCATTCGCATACTCTTGTAATGCTGTTTCACTATCCTCTGACAGCGTACCATTCGAAATCACGATAGCTGCAGGAGTATGGCGCCCTTGTACAAAATACAGATAGTTGAGCTCATCAGCTTTCCTGCTGCCGCTCATATGGATAAGATGAGACACCCAGCGAGGAACTCCGTATACATCATCACCTATTTTAAGATGAATGATTTCCGTTGCTTGATATTGTTCTGGTGTATTGTCATCAAATTCACCTGTACGGCAATCCATAATACGCGGATCACCAAACTGTTTGAACCATGAGACCGGTACACCATTATCCAATTGTACAAATCGACGGAATTTCTTTTTACGCGGGACCTCTACCCCATCAACAATGTACACAACTTCAACTGGCTCAGTATACTTTGTAACACGCATTGTCTCAGGTAATGCGTTCAGTAACTCAACAGGCTTTCCTACCCCATCCCGAATCACTTCCATGAAGGCATTCCCTGACTCTTCCCGATGCTCAATCGCCTGCTCTAATACTTCTTTAAGAGGTTTATCTACACTCATATATTTCAACACCGTCTGTAATTGGGCCCATTCTTGCTTCATCTCATTCGACTCTTCGCTATTGTCATTCTCAATGTATTGCTGTGACAGCCCAAAACCTGCAATATTCCGCTTATAAGCATCCACACACTGACCAAGTACAGTTGATGTCTCACGGAATTGACGCAGCAGAAGCATATCGTACCGCGGCTGAATAATTTCCTCGTATTCTGTTTTCTGCTGCTTAGAATCCGTTTTTAAACTAGGTAGTTGCATACCATTTGCTTTAAATACTCGTACCTTTGCTTGCTTCACTCTCTCACCCCCTATTGCGCAAGTTTTCGTTTGCGTTTCTTAATGCCGTCACCTTTCATATCAACTACCTCGTATTTATCAAGTCCGTACCAGATAGCTGAGAGTGTGTGCGGATCTATGTTAAATTCATCCTCAATGATTTTGCCTTTTGCATCTTTTTTGTACGTTAATGTCTTCAGCTCACGAATTGTATTCTTACACACATCAGAGCAAATGATTTTCTTAAAACGTTTGACCTTCTTTGTATACTGAAGGCGAGAACCAGCAAATTTCTTGGCACCCTTCATATTGAATTTTATCTTACGGAAATATGCGATTGTCTTTGGTTCCGCACTGTCTGCTCGTATGTGCTCCTTGGTAACAGTAAATTCATATAGGTCTTCTGCAAGCTCATCGTCTGTTTTACCCCGCTTATAATACTCCCAATAGATATAAAGAATATTCTCTTTCGGATCCACAGCAAGCCGTAGGACAGCGTTATATGATTCTACAAAACCAAAGTCCATACCAACGAATTTCAGCAAGTTAGGTGTGTTTTCAATCGCCCTCATAACAACCGTATGTTGTTCCACGTGAAATTGCGGAAGTACCCGCTCACCATTAATTCCAAAGCGCCCTTGACGTGCAATCCGGTACAAATCAAGGTCATACACCTTCATGTCATCCAGCTGCTCAATGTAGCTTTCAGGAAGGAATAGGTTGTCATCTGCTGTACTGTGGTGATAATATGTGTTCCCAATCACTACGGTTCGTTTCTCATACAGTTCTTCATCATCTAAAACAAAGTAATCTTTTTCTTCGTCCTGGAAGAAATGCAAATAAACCCAATTATCTTTTGAGACAGGGTTTGTAGAAAGAATCATATGCAGAGAGAGTTTTCGGTGACGTAAGCGGCCCATTAATTCTTTAAAGCCCTCATACTTCACTTCGCTGCACTCTTCCACCCAAATAAGGGTTACATTGTTAATGGATTTCAACTTTGCTGGTTTATCCATCCCTTTGAAAATGATTTTGCTACCGTTAGGAAAGCGTATCTGCATAGGAGAGACCATACATTTCACTTTATCATCTAGCCCCAGCTCTTCGATTATCTCCTGCAGCAAGGAAAAGCAACTATCACGAATGGTATCGTACACCTCACGAACAACAAGCGCTGTTCGCTTCTCAGTAAGCAGCTTCAATACGATTTTCAATGCCACATGATAACTTTTTGATGAACCATAGCCGCCAACAAGGAATTGAAACTTCTCATTCCAATCGAACAAGAAATCCTCGAAATGCGGATTGACCTCTTTTTCAACTACCACCGCGGTCATGAGCGTTCACCCTTCCGCTTGATGACAATCTCGATTGGTTTATCGTCACCCTTTCCAGCAAGCCTTTCAACTTCAGCTTTGGTCTTTTCGATATCCATCTTAAGTTTTTCTTGCTGTAACCTTTTCTTATCATTTTCGGAAAGAAGATCCGTGTACTTCGTCAACATTTCAAGAGCCTTCATCTTATCGGCAAGCTTGATGGATACCCCATCTTTGCCTTGCTTCACTTCAGTAATGATTGTCCCATCAACCGCAGAGGACTCCTTAAGGTCTACATAATTTACTGTTTGCATAACTGGCTTCTTATCTTCACCCTTACCGCTGAATACAGGACCGTACATTCCCATCACTTGCTCTTCTCGCTGACCAAAAGAAACATAATCAGTTATATCCGCCAATGCAATATCAATGTATTTCTGGATTACCGCTCTTGCATCAAGAATCAATCCCTTATCACGTTCAGCTTTTAATCGTTCGATTTCTTTTTTTATACGAGGTTTTACAAGATGTTTGTACCCTTCCGCATTAGCGGTTTCATAACTACATCCATACGCTTTTTGATAAGCCTTCGTAGCATTGTAATACTTGATGTAGTAAAGACAGAACAGCTTTTGCTTTTCGGTCAAATCATCCGATTCGATTACTGGTTCTATGGTTGCATCCCTTTTCGTGGTTGCAACCTTTTCTGCTTTGGTTGCATCCTTTTTAATTGCATTTTTGGGAGAACCTCTCGTCCACCCTTCACGGCTTTTCCTGCTTTTTAAAGTTCCAACTTTAATACCGTACTTTTCAGCCAATGCAGCAAGAGTGATATTTGATGTTTCAAACTCACTTCTGATATCATCCCAATTCTGCACCTACATTCACCTCAACTCCTTGCGCTAATCGCTTTTTCAAAATAAAAACCGCTCACCAATAGGCAAACGGCATATATAAGATATAAGGGGGATAAATCTTTCGCTTCATTCAACCACCTCACAGGAAGTAGTTCAACAAAACGGGAGAGGTACCAACTCTCCACTCAAGCCAAAAGCATTCTGAAGAATTTGGTTAGGTTGTGATAGAAACCATCCCTAATGAAATTCATTTCGAACAAACAGCATTTTCCGCTACTGCTTGTCCATGTATCGAATACACACTCAGATTATACAATTCTCGTTATGCTAGTTTCAAATAGTGCTTGTTTTGCCTTTTTTGTCTTTTTTGCTTGGCAAAAACAATAACCTTTGCTTCTCATTATCCTTTCTCTGACACCCAATATTTTCGAGTAATATAGAGACTACAGAAACAAATTGCAATCATAATACTACCGTAGATAACATGACCTTTTGATAATTTGTCAATCGCTAACACTCCCCAGGCAAGTGAAGCAACTGCGTTCAGTATGCTGTTTATATGTCTCCCGATGAATGAGATTAAAGTATTCATTTTTCAACTCCCTTTTCTGAACAACTTAACTTCATTTTCATTGACAGCAAAGACAATTTCCGGGCCTTTTAACTGTTGGTCTAATAATGATTTTCTGTGATTACAAAAACGAATTATGCTATCTTTTTGTGACACAAACTCACATGAAACATCTTCTGTTTCTCCATCTCTAAGGACGATAATATATTTATCCAACCTCTTTTCCTCCTTCGCCAACAAATAACTTTTTGGTTGTAAATTATCCGTTCCACACTGGCTCTTGCTTGTTATCCTCACACCATTGTCTATATGCCTCTGCCATCTCATAAGAATGACTGTAAAGATGTGCAAAATCTCTGTGCCATTCACATCCCTGTGTTTCTTTGTACCACTGTGTAAAAGTTACTTGAGGCTTGATTTTGAAAGCATCAGTCTGCAACCATTGAGCTTGATGCATGCGCAACTGCTGCACTGTATCGTTGTATCCCATCAACCACGCTGACAAAATAACTAGTTTATTACCTAAGAAGAATGACAAATCAGCAAGTAATATTCTTATCATCATTCCTCTTCCTGCTCTCTGATCAAGTGGCTCTCCACTCTATTTATAGGTAGTCGCATTAAGACAGTAGCTCCAAAATCCGTTAATGCAGCTTCACCTTTGATTGCATCTTCCGGTACCCAAACCTCAAATTTAAAACGATGATACCCTTTGCTCTTTCCTGTTTTAGCAGGAGCATGAACCGAAATGTTCCCCGAAATTGGCGCTAAGACTAGAAGACTATCCTCGTTACGCCCCTTTATATTTGCAGCCACCTTTTTGACTGACTCTGGCGTTACATCAAATATCACAGCTCTATTGCTCATCTTCATTCTCCTTTTCCTCAATGAGTTTATAAAAATCACAATCTTTAACGGTCTTTGATGGATTTTCTTCCCTTACCATGCTTTGTACATATTGCCTTGGCTCATGGCACCACTCTATATACTTGCAATCACAATAATTTGTTTTAGGTTCTTCCAAGTCTCTCTGCCTCCTTCGCTAACAAATGCGGGTTTGGTTATATTTCAACATTCCTCTAATTACACTGATAGCTTTTTATTTGATATTTGTTGTGACATTTCAGAATCCCATTCCCTCACCATAAAGTGAATATTTTTATATTTTGATTCCAATAATTGAAAGTCAACCACATGACAATTATTTATAACAACAATATGTTTGATTCTTTTACTTTTTATATATTTTGGTCTTAGATACTTACTCGGGATAAAAATATCCACCTTTTTATTAATGATGCACTCAACATTCAATGCGACTTTTCCATTCTTCTTTTTCTGAATACGTTTGTTCATAAAAACCCCCCTTTTTCTTCTAAAATTTGGTTTCTGTTTTAATCTCTATCAAAAACATCTAATATCGCATCCATTGTGTTAACAAATAAGGCATATATGAAAATCAACCCAACAATCGGAATACCGAATATAATGTACCAAGGCTTCGTGTACCCGCTCGGCTTCCACCAATCCTTTAATGGATTAAAACCGCCCATCATTTAAACCACCCCACAATCCCTACTATTCCAGCAATAGTCACATATACCGCACACATAAGGAAATAGATTGCTATGCCACCTGATGCTGTGAATTCAAAATCATGTAGCGCTTTTAAAATCTTCATGTCGCACCTCATCGACTTTAATAACTTTGTATACCTCATTCAATTCTCCATACAACTCATCAAAATTACAGTCATCAATCAAAGTTAGGACTTTTGCGCCGTCCAATTTCTTTTCTGTAATCAAAATTGTTAGTGCGGCAGATAAGCACCTCAAAACTTTTTTATCTACAGTCATACTCTCCACCTCATTTCCCTAGAGATTTCGGATTTGGTTCAATAATCATGATTCATACAGTCATGACACCAATAAACAATCTTATTTTGGTAAGACCAATCATCAACCCCGTACACTTTTGATGTATCGATTTTATTGCTACACCATGAACATTTCATAACCTTTGTTTTTCTCCATCTTTGCTTTTTCATCAAATCATCCTTTCGCTACAGATTCGGATTTGTGTATTAATTTAATTCATGTCCGCACATTGGACAAAATTTAATTTCTATTTCCTGATAGAAAGAACTGTCACAAGAATAAGCGCTATAATCCATACATAGTTTGTTATCTGTAATAGAGACTGATAATGAACTGTATTCAGTTTCTAACCCTTTTCCTTCTCTACAATGTGAACACATATACTAACCTCCTAACAAATCAAGTCTTAGTAAGGTTCTGGATAGTGATAGAACCCGTTGATTAAGTCACCTTCAACTACAATCGAAATCCTTCTATTCCCGCATGAACATCTACGTTCACCCATAATGTAGGTGCTGCACTCATCGCATCCATGCTTTAAATAAACTTCTGTTCCATTCGGAAATTCTTCTTTCAGGTATTTATCTTTTGCTACTTCTTCCACAATACAAATGATATCCTTGCTCTCTAAGCCTTCGATGTCAATTCCATTGGCTGTTGCGTATTCAACAGACTTAATAAGCAACTTATTATTTTTATCAAGTTCTTTACGCTTATATTGATATTGGTGTGCGATTTTGTCATACAGCTCCACCAAGTTTGTAGGCGACTGATTGTTATACAATTCAATACCATTAACCACTACTTTTGTTGGATGTGCATAAGGCATACTCGGTCTGTTTGGAGTGTATTTAGAAAAAATCACATCCGCTACATTCTTTTTAAACCATGCTTGATATCCGTTTTTCTGCTTGATAATAGTGCCTTTGTATTTGAAAACATCAATGCCAAGTGCTTTCATAGCGTTTTCGGCTTCCTGTAGCTTCAATGACCTTTTCTCATATAGTTGTTTTGCTACTTCTCCATTTTCTTTTTCAATCTCTTTCCATTGCTCATACAAAGAAGCAACTTCTTCGCGGTTTAATTTAAGCAACTCTCCCCAATCCCTAATAAGATTGGACTGAGGAAAATATTTATAAGCGCTCATATTTTAATCTCCCTTCATTTTTGAATAAAATGGATTTTGTGTCTTATTTTTCTTCTGGGTGTTCCTCTTTCCACCGCTGAATCCGCTTTTCTGCATACGGTCTACCCATCCACCTAGTCAACTCCTCTAGGTAAAATGGTTCTGCGCACCTCGGACAGTTCGGTAACATCTTACGCCCTCTGTATTGTGATTCTAGGCTCTTAATCACACGTAAGTGTGGTTTATATGCTAAAAGCTCTTTCTTTTGCTCTAAAAGGCGCTCTACCTGTCTAGCGTGTTCTTCTCGCTGTATCGCTAAATCAAGCATGGCATCATAAGGATCAACCACAGACCCGCAACTACTGCAAGTTATCCGTCTATTTGTTGTGTCGATTACAAACTTCCGGTTTTCGCATTTGCATATCTTCCCGATTCCTCGGTTAATTCGCACTTGGTCAAGACCTATGATTTTATCCGGTAAGTCTTTATCCATGTCCGTTCCCCTTTCTCAAAGTGCTACAAAACAATCAATTTATAGAGAAGGGTGTTACCCCCTCTCCAACTCCTCTCTGTAAATTTCAGTAGCAAGCCGTGTAATAACAGCCCGTTTCAATTCATCCATCGTAGACCGTGATACGTCGATATGCTGTGCGATCATGTTCATGCGGACACCGTCGAGCATGCACTCCATTACTGTTCGTTGCCGTTCATCTACATCAACCTTCTTTACCGCTATATCGATTCTATCTATCTTGTTTTGCAATCGTTCTAACCGCTCAATTTGTCGTTTTAGGCGTTTTTCATTGATGGTAGACCTTAGCCCTTTCCCTTTTGGCAAAGTCGCTTCCACACCCCATTGTGCAACCAAAGATGAATCAATACCTACGTCATTAAGGTCTTTGATAATACGTTCGATTTCTTTCTGCATCCATCTGTAATTTCGCACATCTTCCTCAGTTCGCTGGATGATATCCATGAGTTTGGCGGAATCATACATAGTGAGTTGTCCATTTTTCTCCATGTATAGTTTCCCGTTCCACTCCGGGCAGCTAGTAATCTCAATAATCTTCTTCTGATGAGTTGAACAAAAGTTACTATCTCCCCACTGACTGCTGGGGCAAGTCTCGCAAATATGTGTTTTTTGTAATGCATCCTTCATCGAATCACCTTCCTAACAGCAAAACGTGGCTTTCTATCTAAAACTTGAGGTTTCCGTCTGCTATCAGCGCATGGTACCCAACTGGAACGAACATGATTTATCTTTTCTTGTTCAACAAAGTAAACCTCATCTATCCACATAGCAATTGTTTTCATGCCTTCTATCAACTTCGCGAACGCTTCAGCCATTTTTCTAAAGGCTTCTTTAACCATATCTGCCAATGCTTTTATAACTTGTAACTGCTCATCAGTTAGTTTCACGATAGTTCCCCCTTACCTTTGACGAATGGCCCCTCGATGGCGGGAATAGCTTCTAGCCTGCATACAATCCAACACATCCCGGCGGCTGATTTCTTGCCTAACAGGAACTTCCACTTTCCCTTTGCGTTTCTTGCGCTTTTTCCGCTTGGCTTTTACTTCTGCAGCATCCTTTTTCCATCCCGCAAGCTTCTGTTTCTCCGTTCCCCAATCCGGCATACTTACATTACTCCTTCCTTTTCATCGCCGCTTCCCATTTCCAGCGCGTAATTTGTTGGATCTTCCTTGCACATTCATATCCGCGCTTTTCTAATGCCTGAACTGCTTGTACTATTTCTTGCTGTGTGCGCCGGTGTATTATGACTTCTCCCTGCTTTGCCCCGCGTTGTCTGATGAGCATTTGATTTTCCCCCTATTAACTTCGGTATTTCCGAGCCGCCAAGCCTTTTGCAATCAGTTCCAAAACGACTGGAGCAATATTTGTATACAGGGCAACGTAACAAGCAAGCCATGATACGATCTTCTTCTTTCATCCACGAGGTACGGTCATCAGCGATTGTCACCTGATTGCGTATCATAATTTCAATACCCATTACTTTGACGTTGGTGATTGACCTCATTCTTCTTCATGTATGCATCTTCTATTTGATCTTCCGTAAAGCCAAGTGCAACTCCAAGACCTAAAAACTGTTCAAAGAGCCGTTTATACCATAGCGCTGTCGTAGCCGCTTCTTGCTCAACCGCTTCATATAGGCGAGTTGTCGCAGCGTATACATTTAAAAACTGTTTGGTTTTTTTCATTTGCCCAGCCGGATCCAAGCGAACCGGTAACTTAGCAATAA